GGAACCAACAAAGCAGACATCGGCCTGGGCTTCGAACTTGTGCTCAAGCACGGCTTCAACTACAAGACTGACGAAGCAGCTTTGGACGCGTCAGCGGCTGCACTGCGTAAAGGCGGCATCAAGGTCGATGAATTGTTCGAGTACAAGCCTTCGCTGAAACTGACCGTATATCGCGCGCTTACGCAGGAGCAAAAGCAACTTCTCAGCAACGTGATTACTATTACAGAATCCGCGCCAGACTTGAGTATACGTCCTGTCGGCGATCCTACGCCGGAGGAGCTCAATCGCAGCATCCCCGTTGCCATTGTCGCGGCTGCTGAGCCCACGGAATACGTCATGGCGCCGATGGCGGGCGAATGGTCTGAAGCTGACTACCTTGGGCAGGGTTGGACGCGCGAGATGCTCATTGAAAAGGGTTACATGATCCCCTGCGAGCCTGAGCAGGCGCCCAAGCCTAAGGCGAAGCGCGGACGCAAGAAAAAGGGTACGTGAGACAGCGCTTACACGTTTGCACGCATCGCGAGCGGCTTATTGCCGAAGCCGTTCGTGATGTTTTTCCTGTCGACGAGCTATTGGGGAAACACGTGAGTGATATTCCGTTGTACTTGAATTTCGTCGTTTATAGCGACGGTTCCAAGAAGTGGTGGTGGGTCCTCAATCGCAAGTCTCTCGGCACGCTGCCGCCGGAGTGCCTCGCGCACAGCACCGCAAACTATCCCACCGAATCGCATGCGCGCAACGAGGTCCTGCGGATCCTGGCGAACATGCCGCAAGCAACCATCAACGGGGAAACACGATGATCAAGACTATTAAAGCTGAAGACAAAGAATTCGCATACACGCTCTTGCGTGCCACTTGCATTGCGCTTGTATATCATGCGATCCGTTCCCGCAATAGCTCTCTGCCTACAACGCCCAACGATATGCTTGAAGCAGCGCGTTTTGAAGGGGCAAAGCTTGCGAACGCATTGTTTGAAGAACTAGGGCTATGAGCGCGCCGCTCTACATCTTCGACTTAGACGGCACGCTTGCGAACTGTGACCATCGTAAGCATCTGGTCGGCGCCAAGGATGACCCTAATCGTTGGGAAGCGTTCACTAATGCATGCGTGATGGATCCGCCGTACTCGCATATCTGCACGCTGTTGAACCATCTAATTGCGGCTGAAGCGGACATTTGGATATTTACCAGTCGGAACGAAACAGTTCGTGACTTAACAGAGTATTGGCTCGAGACGCACACATACTTACGCTTCAAATTCGCTGCTAACATCACGCATGACCAAATGCTAATGCGTCCCGAGGGTGATCACACACCATCTGCAAAATTGAAGGGTCAATGGGTCGATGCTATTTCCCCTGTGGATCGCGAACGCATTGTGTGCGTATTCGAAGACGATCCGCGCCTCGTACGCATGTGGCGTGAAAAAGGCATAGCATGCTTCCATGTCGGCGGCGCTGAAGATTGGTTCGCACCCAATGCGTTTCCTGCCGCGGGTGATCCATGAGCCTTCTTCCTACACGTCCGCGTGGCAAGCAGGCGAGCGGCTATCAGCGCGAGTACCTCATGAACCTTATCAAGGACAAGGGTGAGTTCAGCGCGTACAACATACGCCACAACCTCCTTGCACTTCTCACCCGCGTTTGCCCGCAGCCTGTGTTAGCGTTCCGAATCGGCGATTCTGTAGAGAGCGCGCTCTATATGCTGGACACAAATGAGGCGTCACACCTGATCAAACTACTTGGAGGCCGCAAAGATGCTTAGCTTCGAGACACTACGTAAGGCGAACCGCTTGCGTTTGCCGCAATTCAAAAACTCAAAGGGTCAGCTTGCCCACAGTAAGGCTGATGGTTCTGACTGGACTCCTTCGCAATGGCTCCAGGCCGTTGTCGGCGAGCTGGGCGAGTTTGCCAACATCCGCAAGAAGTTCGAACGCGGCGACCTTACCTTCGCACAGTATAAGGTCGAGGCGCGCAAGGAACTGGCAGACGTTCAAACGTACCTCGATATCTTAGCTATGCGCGCACTGGACGCAGTTGGTTATCATCCCGATGCAACAGGCATTGAACTCGGCGAAGCAGTCCGCGAGAAATTCAATGAAGTGTCGAAACGCGTTGGGAGCAACGTTGAAATTGTGGCTAACGACGTGCGCGTAACTGCGCCGCTGGATCCGCTGCCTAAGGCTCCGCTCCCGCAATGGAACGCACAACCTTCGCACGTGAAGCCCGAGAGCGTTTCGTTCCCTCCGCAACCAGGAGAAGCCCGAGTCACTAGCCCTACCCCGCTGGATGAAGCGTTGAACAATTTCCTCAGCGCACCTTTGCCAATACAGATTCCTGGCGCAGGTAAGCTTTGGAAAACAGGCGACTTGGTCACTATCAACGGGCGTCTGCACCGCATTGGGCAGAACGGTTACGCTTTCCGTGTCTCTAAAACGGAAAAGGATTTCATTCAGCGACGGCAGGAACGCGAGAATGCCATGGGCACACTGCGCAATGGCATATCTGTGCCGTTGAAAATTCATCATCTGAGGCTCGGTGAATTCTGCTTCCTGACTGACCGTAATGGGCGCACTGATTATCGCATCATCTTTCGGATCACTAATGTCCGTGCAGGTGAGAACGGGCGCGCAATTTATCACCTCAGCGCCGTGAACCTTGGGCAGATTGCGGTTGAGTGCGATGCAAAACACTCACTCAAGGTGCGCTACGTAAGCGCGCTCGACCTCGCGGAGAAGAAGGTATTCGACGCGCCTGTTAAAGACACGTTTAACATACGCTTCATCGATATCGGTGAGCTCTATCGGAGTGGTCCTCATGGCCGGTAGACCTTCTCTTACGCGCGACCCTGAGGGCGAGGCGGTGCGCGCGGACATGGCGCGTGGCGTCGCTATTGCCAACAAGTTTTGGGATTCTCATATTCGATTCATAACATCCCGTGCAATTCTTGTTGGCTTCCTGATTCGCCTCTTTGCGTTCTATGCTGCGAGCAGCACGCCGCTGGAGACGATGACCTTGTTCGAGTCTGTAAAACGCGGGATCGAAGGACTCGAAATCATGAAACAACCGAAAGGAGGACACTAATGCCGCTGCAATGGGGCTCAACTGACCAAAGCTTCGGGCACGGCGTGAAGATGCTGTGCTACGGGCAGTCAGGCATGGGTAAAACGCGTTTGATTGGAACGCTGCCTAATCCAATCATCGCATCTGCAGAGTCGGGCTTGCTCGTCCTCCGCAAGATGAAACTACCCTACGCTGAAATCAAGTCGTATGCGGATCTTGTCGAATTCTACAATTGGGTGAGGCATCCGACAAACGGGCAATACTTCCAATCTGTGGCCATCGACAGCATCAGCGAAATCGCGGAAGTGATTTTGAAATACGAGCTTTCGCGCGCTAAGGATCCACGCCAAGCTTACGGAGAAATCATCGTCTCTGTACTTGGTCTGGTGCGTCAATTCCGTGACCTGCCTGGCAAGCATGTATACATCTCCGCCAAGGCAGAATACGTCAAGGACGACGTTGGGCGGATGTTATGGCAACCCATGATGCCGGGTTCCAAGCTGGGCAACCAGTTGGCGTATTTCTTCGATGAAGTTTTCTTCGCAACCAAAATTCCTCATGAAGCAAAGGAGTATTACGTTCTGCAGACGCAGGCGAGCAACAACGCCGTTGCAAAAGACCGCGCCGGTGTGCTTCAAGCAATCGAGCTGCCCGACCTGGGCGCAATCATTAACAAGATAGGAGCATAAGATGTCGCAATTTCAATTTGACGCTTCACAGGTTGCGCCGCAGGCTGCACCTGAACCCGTTCCAGCGGACCGTTACAAGGTCGCTGCCAGCAAGGCGGAAATGGAACCCACAAAAGAACAAGGCCAATTGCTGAAACTGGAGTGGACCATTCTTGAAGGGCCTTTCACTGGGCGCAAGGTTTACGATCGTTTGAACCTGCTCAACAAGAGCGAACAAGCGATGCAAATCGCCTACGGTACGCTCTCGGCTGTCTGTCGCGCAGTTGGGCACATTCAGATTCAGAGCAGCACTGCTGAACTGTGCGGCAAGCCGTGCATCATTGACGTTGCCGTGCGTCCTGCTGAAGGTGCCTACGGCCCGCAGAACAAGATCACTAAGTACCACAGCCTCAGCGGCGTTCCACTCGAACAAATCGGCGGCATGCCCGGTGGGGCTGGCGCTGCTCCGCCTCCGTCCTGGGTTCCGCCTGGTGCTGCTGTCGCTGGTGGTCCGCCTCCTGGTTGGGCAGGTGCTGCGCCCGTCTTGGCTCCGCCGCCGGCTGCTTTCGCTCCGGTTGCTCCCGCTGCTCCGGTGCCCATCGAACGCCTGACGGCAAAAGCGAACGGCGCAACGATGGAGCAATTCATCGCTGGCGGCTGGACACGTGAAGCCATGCTTCAGCAGGGCTATCTGGAAGTGATACAACCCGCCCCAGTTGCTCCGCCTGCCTACGCTCAGCCCGCAGCGCCTGCCGCTCCTGCGGCTCCGGTTGCTGCTCCTGGCACCTGGGCGCCTCCGGTAGCTGCGAGCGCTGCGGCAGCGCCTGGCCCGCGTCCGCCTTGGATGCCGCAACAGTAATACGTTTCACAGGGTAGTAGTTGCTTTGGGCTGGCGCGTAACTCGCCAGCCCCTTTTTCTAATCATAGAGGCGTGCCAATGTCTAACGTATGCCAAGCAATACAGATTCACTTAGACCTTCCGGAAGAGGACCAACTGCTCATGGATCAAGCGTTGTCTACGTTGCGCGGCATAGGCAGTCGTTATCCACAGTTGCGCGAGGGCCTTTCACTCAGGGCCCTTCGGGAGTTGTGGCCGCCAGCCCAGCACGACTTGCTGGATGACAGAATTCAAATGACGCTCACGCTTGCGCCTGAAGTGAAGGTGCTGCCGAGTGAAGATGCCTGGAACGCTCCAGTGGGTTGTGACGCTAAAATAATTGAGGGCGCAATACTTTGCGACCGCTGTGCCGTACGCTTCGCGCCACTGATGGAAAAAGCTTTCCGGTGTCAACGCTGATGCCCGCTCTCGTTGCCACGCGTACCATTGACGCCATTACAGAGGCGCTCGTCGCGGACAAGGGCGCACGCTTCCGCGCACTGCAAGGGGAAATCATACCTAAGTTGAAGGACGCGTTTAATGCCGACGAGGAGGACGGATTCCGCTCGCACCTAGGCGCGTCACGTATAGGTGCTGAATGCCAACGAGCCATTTGGTACGGCTGGCGTTGGTCCGCAGGAGACAAGCCTATGGGCAAGAAATGGGAAAGCGCGAAGATGGCGCTAGCCCGCATGATCCGCCTTTGGAACCGTGGGCATCTTGAGGAAGGCCGTTTCATGGCGCTAATGGCGCTGATAGGCGTGCAGATTTATCAGTACGACGCGGAAGGCAATCAGTTTCGCGTTGGGTGGTTTGGAGGGCACTTTGGCGGATCCGGCGACGGTATACTTGTTGGCGTTCCGGACTTGCCAAGCGGCACGCCTTGTTTGGGCGAATTCAAAACACACGGGCTCAAAACGTTCACGGAGTTGACCGCAAGCGGTGATGGCGTTCGCGCTGCAAAGCCTGAGCACTATGACCAAATGCAAACATATATGCACGGCTTCAAGTTGCTTTGGGCCTTGTACCTAGCAGTCTGCAAAGACACCGACGAAATCTACGCGGAGATTATTCCTTATGACGAACGCCACGCAGCCGGGCTCATCTATCGTGCTCAAGCCATTGTCTTCGGCTATTCGCCACCAGCTCGTATCCGAAATGCAAGTCCATCATTCTTCACATGCAAAATGTGCAGCTTCAGGGAAGTGTGTTATCACACCGCAGAACCCTTGCGTAATTGCCGCACCTGCCAGGCCGCCGTGGTCGTGGAGGACGGTCGTTGGGGCTGTCAAAAACGTCAAGTGGTACTTAGCAAGGAAATTCAGAAGGTCGGCTGCGAGCAGTACGAAAAGCTGAGGACGCTGAAGTGAATACTGAATTGCGCGATCCATACGAAAAAATTGAACCGCCTTCACCAATGCGCGGTTGTGCGTGCTGCGGCGCTCCGGCTGAACTTTGGAAATACCGCGGCGATCCTGATAAACTCACTTATATTCCTGGTTGCTCAAAAGTTGAAGGTTTCGGCTATGAGCAAAGACACGAATGCCCCATGTACGAATTAAGACATCTTGAACGTGAAACCAAGAGGGAAGCTATCAGAGATTGGAATGCATTCAATGACGAATTAGAAGCCACGCGCAAAAATGTTTGACCCGACACGCTACCGCGATTATCAGCTGGACGGGATTGCCGCGCTTTGGCAATTCTTCCATGACTATACCGCGCCGGAATACAACCCGCTGGTCGCCATGCCAACGGGATCTGGTAAGTCATGGGTGATTGCAGGATTCATCCAGAGCGTGTTCGCGTACAACAACGGGCACCCGCAGCGCGTGCTATCCGCAACGCATAGCGAGATCCTTATTGAGCAGAACGTCGACAAGCTGCGCAAGGTTTGGCACGACGCACCTGTGGGCATATATAGCGCCGGCCTTAAAGAACGCGACCACTTGCAAGCTATCACGTTCGTTAGCATCCAAACAGTTCACGCCATTGGCCACGTCTTTGGGCACATTGATTTACTAATTATCGACGAAGCTCACTTGCTGTCGCCGCGCGAAACAACGATGTATCAGAAGTTCATTGCGACGTTGCGTCGTAAGAATCCGTATCTGCGCATCATCGGTCTCTCCGCAACATGCTATCGCCTGGGCTTGGGCATGTTGACTGAGGGTGGAATCTTCACACACGTTTGTTATGACCTGACAACGCTCGAGGGTTACAACAAACTGATTGCGCAAGGTTGGTTGGCTCCGCTAGTTGCCCAGCGAACAAACTTCCGCATTGACGTCTCCAATGTGCAAATACGCGCGGGGGAATACGTTGAATCGCAGCAAGAGGAGGCGGTGAATCGCGACGACATCACACGCGCAATCGTTTCGGAAATTGTGCTGAGCCCTAGCGTACAAACGCGCAACCGCTGGCTCGTGTTTGCCACAGGTGTGAAGCATGCGGATGCGGTCTCGGACATGCTCAATTCGTTCGGCGTGCCTTCCGTGTCCTACCATTCCAAGCTAAAGCGCAAAGAGCGTGACGCGCGTTATGAAGCATTCGTCGAAGGACGCGTGCGTGCGTGCGTCTCCATGAACGCAATGACTACTGGCGTTGACATTCCTGAAATCGATTACATTCCAATGCTGCGCCATACCAATAGCGCCAGCTTATGGGTTCAGATGCTAGGACGCGGAACGCGCCCACACGAAGGCAAGGTCAACTGCCTCGTGCATGACTTCACGTCAAACACAAAGCGCCTGGGCCCAATCAATGATCCGGTCATTCCTACTCCGCCAAGCAAGAACAAGAAGAAATCACCGGGTCAGGCTCCAGTGAAGGAATGCCCAAAGTGCTTTGTGTACGCGCACGCGTCCGTCCGCTTCTGCGGCGGGTTTCCTTACGCAACGGCCAATGGCTGCGGGTACGAATTCCCCGCCATCGTACGCTTGCAGGAGAACTCGGAAGGCTTGCCCGTTATGACTACGGGTACGGATAGCACTGACTTCGACGTGCGTATGCATGACGTTGTCTCGGTGAACTACGTCGAGAAGCAAGGGCGAAATAACAAGCCCAACTCAATGCTCGTCCTTTACTCCTGCAGGGACCAGCTGCCCATCCGTGAGTGGATCTGCTTTGAGCATGGCGGAAACGCAGCGAACCGCGCAGCGCGTTGGTGGGCTGAGCGTAGCAAAAGCCCATTGCCAAACACTGTGACAGGCGCGCTTGCTGTAGCTGGGCAGCTACGTATTCCGAAGCAGATACGCGTCTGGTATAAGCCTAATACTCCTTTCCCGCAGATACTTGATTATGTATATTAAGTCGCAAATTGCACTCATGGTGGAAGGTATAGTCGGTTTGCTCAACGAATCTGTTGTAGCCAACCGCTCGTGCCTGGATTGCAAGCATTTTGATGAGGCTAGCGCGCATTGCAAGCAATTCAACGCGAAGCCGCCCCCGCGGACTATCGTCAACGGCTGCGACTCTTTTGCTGGTGAAATACCGTTTTAGAATCAATCACTTATATCAAGTGGTTAAACGTGCTATAATCAGATCTGCCTGGCATTCGCCAGCTTGATTGGAGGATCGAATGCAAAAGTATACAATTGTAATTTCTGAACAGCAGCGCCACCTTTTAATTGACGCTCTACGTGGTGTCGATCCTAGTAACGTCCAGGAAGAAGAATACGGGATGCTGCTTAGCATGCTCGAGGACATGGAAGAAGACGAAGACGTCATCAACGATTTCACAGCGTAAGGAAAAGTATACAATGTACGTACTCATTGATTCCACAAATCACAAAGCGCTGGCCACTCACGACAGTTATATCGCGCTGTCGTGCCTGGCTTACATCCAATTCGCCAATGTCGACTGCGTCATCTTTCCAACATACGAGGGCCGCCCCTTTGCGCAGTTCGACCAAGCTGCGTTGGAGAAGATCACGGAGGGCGTGCTCGCCGGGATCGACACAGTCACGAGGACTGCCAGCTACACGGACGCTATTGGCCGCTGCCGTGAACTCCTCAACTCCGCGACGCATCTGCGTTTGCCGTTCAGTGCGGATTTTCTTGCCGAGCAAGCGGAGTGCATCAAGCCGGATGATGACCAACCGTACTTCATTGCAACGGATCCGGGCGCAAAGAAGCCCATCAAAGTTGCGAAATGGTGCGTTGAACCCAACGTCAACCGCCCGCGTTATGCAACCCCTCTAGCGCAGGAACTGACGCGCAATACGGGCGCCAAAGTTGCTCCGGATGCACCCAAGGGCCCACCGCCTCCGCCTGGCGCTCCAAAGCCGCCTAAAGAGCCCAAAGCGCCGCGAGTGCCCAGGGCACCTGTGGAAGGCAGGGACGAGCGCAATGGCGTCCGGCGCCCTGGCGCGGGCTCCAAAACTGCTGTCGTATGGGAGACTGCGGACGCGCTTGCGGCAGCGAAGAAAAACAAGATTAGCGATCGCAAGGCATTCCGTGCGCAAGTCACCGCGACATGCAAGGAAAAAGGGGTGAATTCTTCAACGGCTTCAGTGCAGTACGCACTCTGGGAAAAATTTATCCAGCAGGTACTGGACAAGTAAGCGCAATGCGATTAGTGTAGCCAGCACACTTCATCTACGAAGTAGCGCACCCGCGCGTTACGCGGGAAAACCTCAAGAGGATACGAACATGGCAAAGACAACGAAGAAAGCGGCTCCGAAGGTCGAACGCGTGCGTGACGAGCAGAACGGTATCGTGCGCCCGAAGGCTGGTACGAAGACCGCAAAGGTTTGGGATTTCGCCGACAAGGCAGCCGCCAAGTCCGGCCCGCAGAACATCGACCGCGCGGACGTTGTCGCCAAGGCGACTGCCGCTGGCCTGAACGCTGCAACCATCGCCACCCAGTTCCAGAACTGGCGCGTCTACCACGGCCTGCAGGGTCGCAGCGGTGCGAAGGCCCCGAAGCCGCCGAAGGCGAAGGCCAAGAAAGCTGCTGCGAAGAAGGCAGCGCCGGCGAAGAAGGCGGCTCCGAAGCGTGCGCCCGCTCCACCCGCAGCAGCCGCGGGCTAAGCTTAGCGCACAATCAGCAGCAAATCGAAGGGCCCCGCAAGGGGCCTTTCGTCTTTTACGGGGAAATGAACATGAACACACAACAGCCTGAGAAGACTCTTCGAGGCGAACCCGCGCAGTCCGTGTGGGTTCATTCCACTTTTTCAACCATCCAGGGCGAGGGTCCGTTCACTGGACTGCCCGCATTCTTCGTCCGTCTTGCTGGCTGCAATCTGCAATGCCCTGCCTGCGACACGGAGTACACTTCTAAGCGTGTTTCGTTCACTCCCGCTAGGCTAGTCGAGCTTGTCCACAGTTCACGCGGCAAAGCGCGCCTAGTCGTTATTACGGGCGGCGAGCCGTGCAGGCAACCCGCCATGGCTGACTTCGCGTGCCTGCTTGCGCAGGATCCGGACGTCATTGTGCAGATTGAAACGAACGGATCGCTGGCGCTTCCCTTCCCTGAGGATCGGCATCTAGTGCCCTGGGGGCTGGACAACGTTCACGTTGTTTGTTCTCCGAAAGCCGGGCGCGTGCATAGCACCATCCTCACGGTGCCGAACCTGACGTTCAAGTACGTCATCCAAGCGGGCGACGTTGGAGAGGATGGGCTACCTAACCATGCACTCGAGCATCCAGCGAGCCCGCGCCTTGCACGTCCGCCTGGTTTCATGCAACCG